CGATATACTCAGAGTTTTCTTTCTTTAATTCTTCAGGAATAGATAGGTAAGTTACGAAAGATAGTTTACCATCGTGATCGTGTGGTGGATTAAACTCATTAGGTTCTTGATAATTTATCCATAGTGCAGACAATACATACTCAGGTTTCTTTTCATATTTTTTATTAGTATACTGCTCGAACGCTTGATCGTATACACCAAGACATTGTGCCAGTTCTGGTAATAATTTATTCTTAGACTCTTCAGAGTATCCTGTTTCTTTGTCTATGATACCTGCGAGTTTATCTCTAAAATCTAATTTATTTTTTTTAGCTTCATCTAATAAACTTTTTTTAAATTCATCAGATATTTTCATTCTAACAACACACGGTCCCCAGTTAAATATTTGTATGTTTATTCTTTTATCTGTCATCAAACCTCCAGGCTCATTACTTGTTTATATTTTTCTAAATCAATAACATTACCATTCATGATTTTATGTTCACCATAATGATCTATAATTTTTTGTATACCCTCCATCTTTACATGTGTGTACGGCCAAAACAATCTTGCAACGTAATATGCATCTCTAAATTGACATCTCCAACGCCATTGTTTTTTCCAACCAACTGTGTATGAAGTCTTGTATCTCTTCTCTCCAACTGTGCCAACTCCTAATACTTCACGAACCCAACGCAATACAGATTCATCTGTCATTGCCATTTCCATGCGTATCGACCATGTCGGATATGCTTTTTTCTGATGCTTTCTCTTTCTCATGTATTGTTTGTAAGTAATACATCCCTCACCATCAAATAAACCTGCAATATAACTTATATCAGTTTCAGATACCATTAGTGCACACTCTCTTTCTTATCTTCTGGAACCATTGGCACATCAACTGTTTCGTAAAACTCACCTTCAGAATCACAGTCCCAGCACTGATGCACTTGACTGTTATCTCTAAAATCTATGGATGTATCTCCTGTTGCTACTCTTATGTAACCATTGCCGTGACAAGTGTCACAGATATATTTTCTAACTTGTTTTACTTTTAACTTTGCCATTTAGTTTTCTCGCTTTCTCATTTGTAATTACTTCAATTGTTTTTGAGATAGATAACTTACCATCGGGCAATATTACCTTCGACAACTTCTCTAAAATAGCGTATGTTTCTTTTGATAGAGAAACATTTTTATACTTTGTCATGTCTGTCATGTGTGTTTCCTTTCATATTTAAAATTTAAATATAGGGTAATTTATAGGATTGTCAATGAAAATATTATTAACTTTACTAATTTGTTCACAAGTCGCAGGTACTTGTATGCCTCCATATCCGTGGCCTACTACATTTGACACAAATTATGATTGTTTAAAGTTTGGTTACGAGGAGTCTATTAAAAAATTAAAAGATATTGGTCCTGATGATGTTAATCAATACAACATGTTTATTAAGTTTTATTGCACTCCAACAGATACTATTTGACAACACTACTATTAGATGGTAAGCCAAGATTATCTTCTCACCATTTACCTACCCTTTTTATTTCCCTCTCTATAGGGTAGGTGTTATCTCATTATACAACCATATAAATGACCACTGCCATCATTCATAACATGAGCGTTAACAGGATAGTCATAGTATGTCGTTAGTTTCAAACGTAGTATGTCACACAAATCAAATAAGTCTAGTTCGTTTACCAATAAAGACATATGTTCCATCATCTGTTTTGTTACAGGAACTAATTGATAAACGCCATCGTTCAGTACGATCAATTCCATTTGCTGCCTCTCCTACTTTCTTGTACCAAAGTTTTTTATACTTCGGGTCTTTCGTCTTGTTCCACTTTATTGCTAGTTCGTCTATTTCTTTTTGTGTCATTATTTATAGTTGTCCCCCATTTAAGTATACTTCTTAAACCTGGTGCTTTTATTTCTACATCGACACCATATGGTTTCCATTCTTTCTTCATTAGATTTAACTCTAATAAAAAACTAGACCATTGTTTTTGAGAAATATTTTTTGGTTTTATTGTTATTATTTTTTCTTTCATAACAACAATGTAGGATAATCTGTGAAGATGTCAAGTCTATTGTGGACGCCCTTGTCGGTTGTATTTTTTATGCGATCTTTTCTCGTGTTTATTTAATTTTTTCTTGTGACGTCGAGGACGTTTGGGAGGTTTATCTCGAGGTACAAAATGTGTAAACTTAACTCTCGCCATCGTTAAAGTATTGATCTAGATCTGATTTTAATGTGTTAGGATGCATTGTTGGTATATAACTTATTTTACCATTTACGTGTTGCTCTAAATCAGCACCACAATTCATACATCTAAAAAAAGTTTTAGTCACACCAACTAACATAGTAAATTCGTTACATGTCGGGCATATCCCGTTTACTATTTCTGCGTGAACCCTCATTTTATAATAAGTTTTTTAATACTCTTACTACCATCAATATTATCCTCTAATTCTGCATCACCCTTGTAGCATTTGTAGGTTACAGATTCAGAATATTGTCTCTCAGCCTGACGCTTGCCACGTAAACACTGTGCCATGCCATCAACCTGTAAACGAGCCTCTTTGATTTCTCCGTTTACAAACATAAGTAGGGCCACTATAGATTCAATCATATTTCCTCACGTATATTAATATAGATAATATAATAATAGAAACTAATGAACCTATAAAAAATAAACCTATCATTGTCCATTACCGTTCTTGTAATGCATGTCTCTAGCACTGTCTTTTAAATCTTCAATATCTGTAAGAACTTTATCCATTTGTCCTCTTAAAAATTCTATATTGACTTTGTTCAATGCCATGTTTTCGATATGTTTATTTAATTTATCTGTGGTTTTATAAAGATCCTCGATCATCATAAATTGCTCAGAATCCGCGGGCAGTGATCCTAGTTGTCCACGTGGCCATTTAATTCTAAACTCTGTATTCTCTTCGAGATCTTTTTCCATTATTTGTATACGAGTGTCTGCAACATTGAGACGCTCAATAATTTGGAAGTAACCCATGGTGCCGAGTGCTACGATGACGATCAGGCTGGCAACCGTCTTCATCGGCATCTGCACAGCAGCCTCTTCCGAAATGTTTAATGGTTTTTTATTGGACATGTGGTCCTCCACAGAAAGCCAGGAGAACTAACATTACAATCAGTAAGCCTGTAAAATAATAATTCATCCTGGCTGTCTCCATAATTCTACTTCACTATCAAAGCTATTACTAATACTACAAATATAATAGACTCAATCTTGTGATTAGCCCAGTAGTGCATAGCTTTATCTTTTATTTTTTTAATCATTTTTTTTCTCCTCTATTTCATAGAAGAACTTGTCGGTATCCTCTGTCCTCCAGGCTCTACTATCCTCAACATTCCATTCAGATGTTTGCACCTTCCAATCGGGTGTATTATCTTTCACAGTGAAAGAAGGTATATCCCATATACATCTATTGTTTGGTTGTGCTGCAAAATTGCCATCGTCCAAAGCAATAATGTGAGCGCACTTATGCTCGTGCGGAATCTCTGAATGATCAGTGTCAAGTATGTTAGCCTCTGGATGTGCAAAGTCAATAGTAAATAAGTATTTACCTGCATGCCATTTTTTATCTTTTCCAATGTATTTACCAGCTTGTGATTCTAAAATGTCCCAAGAAGTGACAGCAGGATAATAAGAAAAACAATTCCAGAGCTGTAGTTCATCAAGTCGTCTTCTGGGCACTCTGGATGGTTCAAATCCCTTTTGAATAAACGCGCTAATTGGTAAGCGATAAAATATTGCACCGTTTTCCATGATAGCATGCCATAGTATGCTACGACCTGTAAGAGCGCTAATGCCAAAGATAATACAGTCTTCAACTTCTCCATGATGTTTTTTAAGATCATACAAAAATTCTCTTCTTATCTGTGCATAGATAGGTGGTACGTTTGCATTTAAGTAAGCCATAATTATTCCTCATTTATATTACCCCAATTTGGTCCAGATTCATAGTCCACTTTATTTTTTATGTTCAACGTAATTGTATTCTCCATTGCTCCGTGAACCGTGTTCCTTTCTTCTTTGTTTCTAATTGATACACAAAGCTCATCGTGTATTTGTATGTGTGGCACTATGCCTTTCTCATACAAGTCTACCATAGCTTTCTTTGTCATGTCTGCTGCTGAACCTTGTATCAATCTATTTAAAGCTTTGTATGTAAAAGCCCTGGCATAATGTTTTTCAAAATGCTCGCAATCAGGATCTATATACTTTCCATATTTTTCCATTTGATCTAATCTGTAAGCATCCATGGCTTTTTCTTTTGTTGCATATAATTCAACTTCAGTGAATCTATTTATCTTTGGATCCCATTCCTTATCTCTTGTTTCCCATTTATCAAAACGACAGAATCTATCTCCTAATGTAAACAGTAAACCATTTTCACTAGCAAACTTTGATAATCTTTGTGATAAATCTCTAACAAAGGGTACCTGCGCATGATAATTTTGAAATAATTTTGTAGCTTTCTTCTCATCCAGGTTTAATTCTTTTTGTAATTTTATCTTACCCATGCCATAAAACAGCCCTAAATTAATAACTTTTGCTTGTTTTCTTGGTATTTTAGCCATATCTGCAACAATTTGATGAAAGTCTGCATCATCTTTATCAAATTCTTCTTTTAAATTATCAGTGCCAGGTAAATTAATTTTTAATGCATAGTGCACAACAATTCGTGGTTCCTGTTGTGAATAGTCAAAGCTACCCCACTCACACCCCACCTCTGGTATAAATAATTCTCTCATCTTCTTACCTATAAAACCTTTAGACGGAATCTGTTGTAGATTAGGATTTGACATACTAAATCTACCAGTAACTGTACCACCTTTCTCTGATCTAATTTGATTTATATCTGCATGTATTCTTTCGTTGTGAACGAAATCTAGTAAACCATCTACAAAAGTATTTTTAGCTTTGTCATACTCTCTAGCTTTTGCAACAAATCTTAAATATCTATTTTTGTGTGTCTTTAAAAAATCTTTTGGAAGCTGTGGCATCTCTGACTTAGGTGTTGTTTTGTAGTCAGTAATTTTTTGATTCTCTAATAATTTTTTTATAGATGCTGCTGCCCATATTTGAACATCAACACCTGTATCTTTTTTTATTATGTTAAGTAATTTATCTCTACGTCCCTCAAAGAACTTTCCTAATTGTTTAGCTTTTTGGACATCTATCCTAACTCCTTTAAATTTCATGTCAACTAGACAAGGAAATAATTTAGTTTCTAATTCAAAAATCTTTCTGCAAGTTTTTTTACTATTATCCTCTGGTTTGATATATAATACTTCGTCCAATTTTTTATTAAATAAATTCCATAATCTTAAAGTTAAGCTGACATCTTGTTTTGCATATTCTTTTACAATAGAAGCGGGTAACCTGTGCATGTTAGTCATTGGGTCTTTGACTGTACCACCTGACCACCTTAAAGTTTTTTCTTGTAGATCGTATTTGTATTTTTCATCTTGTAAATAATCTTTTGACAATGAGTCTAGGGTATATCTAAATCTATTTTCATCAATAATAGATGCAGCTATCATAGTGTCAACAATTCTACCTTTTATCATTTTGCCTGTCACAGCTCTTATCCAACACACATCATACATTGCGTTATGAAATACTTTTGTAATTTTATCATTTTGAAAAATCTTTTCGTTTAAAACCTCCCATACTTTTAATTGTTTATCTAATGACAGGTCAGTATCTGCGTGTCTTAATGGAAAATAAGCTATGTCATTTATTGTAGCAACAGCTATGCCACATATAAAACCATCACCTCGTATAGCACCCAACCCTTTTGATTTAAGATTAGGATCATAAGTCTCTATATCAACAGCTACAGTATCAACCCCATTAAGATTTAAGTCTTCTGGTGTGTTACACATTATAATCTCTTTCTATAATCATCTCGATAAAATGTATTGCTTTCAATAAATCTTCCTTACCATTCTTGTCCTGATGACGTATAATATATTTTATAGCATTGCCTTCAGGATATAGCAACTTATTCTCAACTACAAACTTACTCGGCTGAATCTTATACTTTTGGTAGTGACTCCCGCCGTGCTGTTTGTCCCAAACGTTTTTCTTTTTCATTATTCTCCTAACGTATATCTATCTTGTGATGCGATTGTCCAGCAGTCTATTCTACCTCTACTGTAAGCCACATATTTTAAACGCAGCTGAGTAAAATAATCTTCTGGTCTGGTGCAAGTTAAATCAACAATCACATTATCGTAAGTTAAACCTTTTACTGTGTGAATGTTTGCATAGTGAACTCTTGTTTCTCCCTCGGTGTCCACTCCTTGCCTTATTAAATTATTTATGTATTTAATTTTTTCTACATCTGTTTTTGATTTTATTCTGGTGTGATAAAAATCTTTAAAGTAAACACTCTCAGGTTTTAAATAGTATTTATTTATCAATTCAAAAATAGTATAGTCTTTATTTATCCAGTTTTCAAACGTAGCCTCTCCCTTACCTTTTACAATTACCTTAGAGCCCATGTAATACCAAAACTCTTTTATTTGTTTTAAAGACATCGGCACCCCCTGTACAAAGTCTGGCCAAAATTTATGACATCTTATTTCTTTTTTAGAAACGTAAGGGTTAAGACCAACGTGTGCAAATTCTAAACCATGATATAATAAAAAAGATCTGACCCACTTACCTGAAGGTGTGCCCCTGTAAGTAAATAAAAAAGTTTCTTTTGTATTTTTTATTTTGTCTAACAAAATTTCCATTGCTGAACAGTTTGTAGTTAGACTTGGTAAATAATAATGGTTACCGATAATGTTCTCAACAGGTTTCCATACACGACTATAACCATAGTGATCCCATATTGGTTTTATTATTTCTTTACATAATTTATTTATTGTTTGTCCACATCTTAAACCCTGTTCTAATTGTTGAGCATCTTTAGAAAGTTCATGAAAATATTCTGCATCCGCTCCTGCAAACTCAAATATAGTTTGATCTGCGTCTCCCACCATGTAATATTCTTTTACATGTGTAGACATTTTTTCCAAAGCTTTAAGTTGTGGAACGTTACTATCTTGAGCTTCATCTACAATTAAAACATCGATATCAGGAGCAACAGCGTGTTCATTAAACTCGTGTATCATATCATTATAATCACAAACTTGATTTGTTCTTTTGTATTCATCATATACATCTTTCATCTCACTAAGAATTGTATAATTATTGTAAGGGTAATAACCAGAACTAGTAGCTTTTAATGTATACCAATATTCTTTTATTGTTTTACCAGTTCCAAAAGCATCAGTTAAAAATTTAAAAAACTTGTGTTTATCATTTTCAAATTCTGATTGAGAAACTCTTTGACGTTTAAAACCAGAATTTAATCTGCACAGATTAAGATAGTCAGCATAACTTATTAATTCTTTTTTTAACAATTTACTTCTACAAAAAGCATGTATTGTACAAATTTTATGTTTAAAGAATTTTTTCTTTAAACCTTTTTCTTTTATCTCCGGTAGATCTAATATGGCATCCTTTAATTCTTCTGCAGCTACTTTAGTATGAGACAACATAATTATTCTTTCAGGATCATATTGTTGTAAAAGTTCTTGATATTTTTTTGTTAAAAATATGTGTGTCTTACCTGTTCCTGGAGGACCAGATACAAATTTAGGTTTCATTAGTTATCCTTTCTGTTATTTCTTGTGCTTCTCCTTCTATAATTAAATTATCTTTATTTATTTTATAGTTTTCTATTCTATAAGATGTACAAGATTTACCATCGTGTTTACCTCTATATTTTTTAGCTTTTAGTATACGTTTACATTTTAATACAAGATCTACTCTTGCTAGATTGATTCTTTTATCTTGAAGAAATTGATCAAATTTATTTAAATTAAATTCTAAACTATCATTTTTTAAATTAAAATAAGGTAAATCAAAGTTTGCAAGTTCTTTTTTATCCGAGTAAGCTTTGTTTTTTTCTATAAAAGATTCAAACCATCCTATGAATCTTACGTCCTCACTTGATTCTGGATCGTAATCGAGAGCTTTTGTTCTAGCTTCAAACTTTGCTTTCATCATTTCTATAAACTTTGCTTCTTTCAT